TTATAACCGAAGTTGTTGACTACCCCAGCCTAACCGTGTGCCGAATCTGGCTTGCAGGCGGTGACTTAGATGAGCTGGTCGAGGCTGAGAAGTCTATTGCAGTTTGGGCTAAGGCTCAGGGCTGCGAAGCGATGGAGATCAATGGCCGGAAGGGCTGGCAAAGACAACTGAAAGATTACACCGCCACGTCGGTGGTTTTGACAAAGGATTTGAGAGATGAGTAAAGGCGGCGGTGGAGACACCAGACAAATCACGCAGACGACTAGTGCGCCAGAGTACGCCCAGCCGTTTTTAGAATTTGGCCTGTCTGAGGCTAAGAACCTATACGGCAACCAGCCAACGTACTACCCCGGTCAAACCACTATAGGTTTTTCGCCTGAATCCGAAATGGCTCTGTCAGGAACCCGCCAGATGGCGATTGACGGATCGCCGTTTATCGGTGCAACGCAAGACGTTGTGATGCAAAATCTGATGGGTACTAATCCACTAATGAGCGCCGCGTTTAAGCCTGTCGTTGAGCAAGTGCAGGCTCAGGCGGCAAAGGCAGGCCGTTACGGCTCTGGCTACCAGCAGGCAGCCCTTGGTCAGGCTCTTGCGCCTATGGCTTACCAAGCGCAGCAGGCGGCTATCGCTCAGGCTCCGCAAGCGCGTCAGTTTGGCTTCGCTGACCTTAACACCCTTGCCGGTGTAGGCGGTGCGCGTGAGGCTCAGTCTCAGGCAGAGCTTCAGGCTGACATTGAGCGCTTCAATATGGAGCAGCAGCAGCCCCTCACATCTCTCGCCAATTATATGGCAACCGTTCAGGGCGGCACTGTTGGCGGGCAAAGCACGCAGCCGGTGTTTCGTAATACCGCAGGAAACGTACTCAGTGGCGCATTAGGCGGCGCGGAGTTGGCGGGAATGATACCCGGTATGGGTGGTGGTATGGGTGCTGGACTTGGCGCTTTGGCTGGGCTTTTAGGTTAGGGGTTAGGGCATGAGCGTTTATGACAGATTCAACCGACTGCTTCAGGGCAGAGCGCCTGTGCCGCGGGCAAACATTATGCGCCCATATCAAACGCCTCAGGGGATGACCCCGCCAATGGCTTTGCCTCGACCTACCCCGCCTCAGTCGCCAATGATGCAGAGACAGCAGCTATCGCCGCTAATGCAGGAAGTTGTGCGCCGCGCTCAGGCGTCTCGCATGACGCCAAGAGCTGGTCAGGTTAGCTTGCCGACCCCTGCAACCGCAGCGGCTGGACAGCCTGCGCCTGAGATGACATTTGGCCAAAAACTAATGCGGCCACGCACGCAAGGCATGCTGGGCGCTGCCGCCGCTGGCTTTGAGGCATCAGGCTACCAAGACCGTCCGGTGTCGCTCGGTCAGGTTCTGGGGCGTATGGGTACTGCTGGGATGGAGGCTTACACCACTGCTGAGGATCGCATTGCGGCTCAGAAGGCTGGTCAATTAACAGAGCTTTTGACGCGGGCTAAGATTGGCACTGAATTGGCAAAGAGTGGTCAGGGGTTTAGCGGCAATAGCATGACAGCTCAGTCATTCAGAACGCTTCTCAACATTGGCCCAAAAATAAAATCTGGCAAAGCCACAGAGCCAGAGAAAGCGCAATATGATCTTGCCTTCGGTTACTTGGCAAAGCCAAAACAGCAAAAGACATATGACGACCTAGGCAATGAGACGATTACAACTATTCCAGCACAAGACCTTTCGCAGTTTCCGTCGCCAAGAGGCGGCGCTGGCACAGTAGGGCAGGAAACAACGAAGCCGTCAGCAGAAGCTCTAAAGCAGCAGAAATACGTCAAAAGTGTAAATAGTATGGCCGACAACATCAACAGGTACAGGCAACAGCTTCAAAAATTAAGCTTCGTCGATATGGCAAGCGGCACAGCGGATTTCCCCACAGACAATATGTCGAGAGCCTCGGCTATTGCTGAGAGCCTCAGGCTTGACATTAAAGAGCTTGAGGAACTTGGTGCTTTGGTAGGCGGGGATTTCCAGATTTTGGATAACTTGCTAACAAGCCCCAACTCAGCAAAAGCTATAAAGGCGGGGTCGTCTGCTCTTTTAATTCAGCTTGACGAACTTGAAAACACTGTTGGCCAAAAACTCTCTGAAAGAGGTGCCACCCTGTCTGGAACGTATAGCACCCCTATTACCACAAATACAAAAGAAGATTGGGATAAGGTTAGGGTAGGCCAGTACGCTGTTTTGCCTGACGGAACTATTAAGATGAAAGTGCGGCCACAATGAGCAATTGGTATGAAAACTTGGATGATGCCGTTGACGTTGGGCCAGCAGAAGCCCCTCAATCCTCAAGAGGCATAGGCGACTACATAAAGGATGTTGGGCGCGCAATTGGACAAGGGGTTACTTTTGGAACCGCTGATGAGATTGAGGGGTTCGTCAGGTCTCTTAGATCAGGCGTGTCGTATGACGACGCCGTTAAAAAAGTAAGACAAGAAATTGAGCAGTTTAGAACCGACGAGCCGGGTCTTGCTTACACATCTGAAATAGGCGCAAGCGCATTGATGCCTTTGGGTCTTGCAGGGTTGGCTGGAAAGGGATTGGCAAAGGGCGCTCAGTTAATTAACAAACCTTTAACTGATTTAGTCGGTACGACGGCGTCAAAGGTTGGGCAAAAAGTTGGCGAGGCGTTGCCTCAGGCCTTGACCACCCCAACAGCAAAGGTCGCTGGAACTGCGGGCGTTCTGGGAGCCGCCTATGGCGCGGGGTCTGCTGAAGAAGGGCAAAGAGTTTCAGGTGCATTGATGGGTGGCGGCGTGGGCAGCGTGCTAGGCCCACTTGCGCCTAGAGTGTCAGAGAGCGCCGCTAAGTTAATTCCTCAGGGTGTAAAAACAACCGTTGGGCAAACTTTTGAAGGCGGTTTCGGTTCGTTAGCCAGAGGTGTCGAAGATGTGATGGCAAGGATACCTGTTATGGGTGTTTCTCCACAAGCTATGCAGCAAAGGGCGTTGCGGAGCTTTAATGTGGCGGCGGTTAACAAGGCTCTTGAGCCACTTGGGGTTAAGCCTCTTAGTACGTCAATGCAGCCTCGAAAAGCTGTGTCTCAAGCTTACGAAATTCTTGGTAAACAATACGACGACGTTTTGGATACTGTCTCGCTGCCAGCCACGCCTAGCTTTATGTCTGGTCTCAGCAATGTTGTTGACGGCTCTGATGTTATAACAAGAGAAGCAAAAGATATACTAAAGGGAAAAGTTAAAGAGGTAATAAACAGATATTCCGTCAATGGCAGCTTAGATAAACAAGCCTTCAAAAAAGCCCAAATGGATTTAAGGGGTTTGGCGGATGAGTATAAGGGGTCTCAAAAGTCTGTGGCTGAACAAGATATGGGCAAAGTCATAGATAAAGTGAGTGATGAGTTTTTTGAGCAATTAGCTAAAATCAACCCTGACGCAGCTCCCGCCATCAAAAAAATAGACAGTGCTTACTCTAGGTTCAAACCTTTGCAATACTTGACAGCAATGTCGAATGAGAAGTCAGGAACTTACACAGCAAATCAATTGCTGAGAGAGATAAAGGCTGGAGGCAGGCGGCAGTCAGGCTTGCAACAACTTGTAGATGTGGATCGCCCCTTGCAAGATTTGGCTATGACGGCTCAAGATGTTTTGCCGCAAAGAATTGTAGGCAGTGACACCGCGATGAAAGAGTTGGCTCTTGGAGCCACTGGATTAGGCGCTGGCAGCCAAGTCACGCCTGACATAGCCACAATCCTTGCAACAGCAGTAGCCGCCCCAATGGCCGTCTACAACCCTGTCACACAAAGGTTGATGGGTCGAGGTGTTGATATACCTCGGTTGGGCAGGGCGTCGGGGATGTCTGCCGCTGGAGCTGGTGTTCGCTCCCCAGCCGCCGCTGGCCTGTTATCCCAGCAGGTGCCTTCGCCCATCAGCTCCGCCCAAGCCGGATCAATCGAAAATATGGCGGCTGGCGGCAACATCGTCGGCTATGAGACTGTGACGGATCGTCAGGGCAACCCTGTGACGTTTGCCAAGACATCCGACGGACGTGCGGTGCGCGTGCGCTGATTATATGTTATAACTAAGGCTACGGCTTAGGAGAATAAGAGATGCCTTTAACAAAGATTTCGCAATACAGCCAGACTGCAAGCTCGAATACGGACATCGACAGTATCGACCTTGGCGAAGGCACAATGGTGCCTAGTGACGTCAATAACGCGCTGAGGATGCAGATGGCCCACCTTGCTGATTTTTCGGCTGGGGCGAGTGGCATTGACATCCTGAAGCTACAAGACGACACAGACACAAACGCAATACGGTTCCAAGCCCCCGCAAGCGTTACTACGACTGTTACATTTACGTTGCCTGACGGTGACGGCACCAGCGGTCAGACATTAATCACCGACGGCTCTGGCGTGTTAAGCTGGGGTGCAGGCGGTGGTGGCTCATTCTTGGGCGATAGCGGCGGCGGAACGGCAGATATTATCCGCGTTCACGAGGAGCAGCTAGACACAGACATTACTGTGGCGGTTAATACGAATGGCTTATGCGCTGGCCCTCTAACAGTAGCAACAGGAGTTACCGTGACAGTAAACGGTAATTTGGTGATAGCATGAGCGAATTAAGAGCAGACACAATCACTGCCAGCGATGGCACAAGTCCTGTCACGTTGACTAAGCAAGAAGCGGCAAAAGCATACAGTAATAACGACATGACTGTTCCAGACATTCGTAAAAGCCTTAATGTAAGTTCTATAGCAGATAATGGAACAGGGCAGTCTACAACATCCCTGACTTCTGCGTTGTCCTCAACAGATAGCTTTTCTACAGGTGTAGCAGGAGGAGATGCCTCTACCGACCGTTCTAATAGAACGACTACAATAGGAATAAAATCTACAAGTACATTTTTTATGTATTCAACAATTTCTGGTGGTAGTGACGCAGACGTAGAGAACCAAGCAGGTTTATTAATGGGAGACCTAGCATGAGTGAGATAAAAGTAGACACCCTCACCGGCAAGACAACCGCTGGTGACATCACTGTAACAAGTGAAGGCGGTGCGGCAACGCAAAGTTTGCAGCAGGGGTTGGCGAAGGCGTGGGTAGAAGCAGTAACAGTTACAAGTCACGTTATTCAAGGCAGTTTAAACGTATCCTCATTAACAGATGGTGGAACAGGTGCTTTTGATGCCGTTACATATACTTCAGCGATGGCTAATGATGACTATGCCGTTGCAACATCTTGTGGAAATGAAGTGTCTGCTGACAGCTTTATTACCCGTTATGTGCAGACGACAGCGGCAACAGGTGGCAGAGCTAGGACGTACAACGGTAATCTTAATGATGCTAACCTTAATAGCTTCATTGTATTTGGAGACCTCGCATAATGGCTGGAAAAATTATAGCAGACACCCTAGAACACAGCACCGCAGGTTCTCTGGATACAAGTTATGTGGTGAATGGTGTTGAAAAGTGTTGGGTAAATTTGAATGGCACTGGAACAATAGCAATACGAGGTTCGCTAAATGTTGCTAGCTTAACTGACAATGGTACTGGGGATTATCAAATAAATTACGTTTCAGCAGCAGCGGATTTGAATTACTCCTCACGAGCCGTTAGTAACCAGTATCACTGTATTATTACTAACGGTCTAAAAGCAACATCATCAAATAATGTTAGAACCTTTAATTCATCACACAGTCCTGATGACCCCGCACAAGTGAATTACGGATTTTTAGGAGACCTCGCTTGATGACCAAGACACCATCATTCAAAGGCACTCACCTGTTTGACCGTCTGTGCTGGGCAAAGGAAAACCTAGACGGTGTGCAGTCAGACTACCGTGTGGTCTATGAGGACAGCGTAGATGAGTGCGCCAAGATACTTGTGCCTGACCCTAACTGGATGGCGTGTGCGCTGCAAGGCGGTATCTTACCACCTGTGTGGGTGTATCACGAACTGGCAAAGGATGAGGCACAGCCTGACTTCAAGAAGCACACCAGAGGCTACTTGCTGCACAACACAGAACCTGTCGAGGCTATGACTGAAGAGCAAGCGATTGAATATCTAATTCTCAAGGACTGTCCACAGCATGTGGTCGAGACTTGGAACGAGGGCAACCGCCCTACTATGGTTATCTGCAAAAAAGAGCAGTTACCGCAAACAAGAACGTGGCGCAATGCGTGGCGTATATCTGATGAACTAGCCGCATAGGAGATTCCAATGGCTGTAACAACTTATATCGTAGATAAGGACGGTAATCAGATTGATGCTTCAACTGCAACCGTTCCGGCTAACCGTGACTTTCGCGGTGCTTGGGTATTGTCAGGCAGCGTGATTAGCGAGGACTTAACCAAGGCAAAGGAAATCTTTGCTGACAAAGTTCGTGAAGCTCGCACACCATTGCTTGAGGCATTGGACACAGACTTTATGAAAGCACAAGAAACAAGCGCAGACACCACACAGATTGTGGCTGACAAGCAAGCGTTGCGTGACGCACCGACTGCTGGTGACAATGCAACAACTATTGCTGAGTTAAAGGCTGCTTGGCCTGCCGCTTGTGGTGACAGCCCTTACTAGGAGTAAGTCATGCAGATGACCAGCCTTGTAGATATGCTGCTTGGCCTTGTCGCGGCTGGCGGAGCTTGGTGGATGAGCGAGACTAGTAAAGAGCAAAAGCGCATCAACATCTTGCTGAACAAGACTCGGGAAGAGTACGCCTCAAAGGACGATGTGCGTAACGACATGCGTAACGTAATGGACGCCCTGCACCGCGTCGAGGACAAGCTCGACAAAGTCCTGAGCCGGTAAGGTGTTCAAGGCGATTGTCCTAGCTTGCGCGATATCAGCACCCACAGAGTGTGTGCAGTTTGAGGACACTCGCGGCCCGATTTATTCTACACAAGAGGAATGCCGAGAACGCGCTATGGAGATGGCGCGGGACATTGGGGAAATGGCTCACGGCTTGAGGCCGATTAAGTGGATGTGCAAGCCGCTTGGAAAAGGGATGCTGTCCTAATGGAGCCAATATCAACCGCCTTGGCTGGGATTGCTCTGGTAAAAGCGAGTGTGGATGGGATCAAATCCGCACTCGGCACTGCCAAGGATATCGGCGCCATTGCCAATGACATCGACGCGCTGCTGAATGGGCAGGCTCAGGTTCAGGCCGCCAGCAACAAAAAGGCTGGCGTCGGATTAGCCGACCAATTCGGCGTCCAGTCTGTAGCCAAGGAAATGATCGACGCGAAAATCGCTGCCGAACAGGTCGCCGAGGTGCGCCGCCTGACAGACCACCGCTTTGGGGCGGGGACGTGGCAATCAATCTTGGATGAGCGTGCCAAGCGGATCAGGGAAGCCAAGGCCGCCCAGTTAGAGGCTCGGCGTCAGGCTCAATTGCGGCAAGACGAAATAATGGAAAACTTCAAAATCGGAATAGGTATTTTCTTGTTGTCGGTCGTTGTGGTAGGTTTATTTGTCGTTGTGATGGTGTCAACTGCTGGAGCCATTGGGCTTAAATGAGTGAAACAACAACCGGCCTGATCGGCGAGTATATCGCCGCAGCCGCAATATTGGGCCTCGGCTGGCGTGTCTCTATGGCGCAGCAAGACCGAGTGGATTTAGTGGCTTGGAGAGACAATGAAATATTCATTCGAGTGCAGGCGAAGGCTGCGAATTTATTGGGCGATAAAGATGGTCGATCTCCGCGTCACCACTTTCAACTTGGTCACGGCTGTAAAGCAAAACATCTGCCGACAAAGGATGATTACGATGTTCTCTGCCTTGTTTCCCCCAATTCAAGACGGTGCCTGTTCATGCCGGTTACGTCAGTACGGCAATATAGTCTGCGCCTGCAACCGTCGCGGTTTGAAAGCCCTGATGGCGAAGCTGAGAGCTGGAATAAAGCGGTTGCGGTCGTTATGGAGACGCGGCGATGAATAAGGACGCACTGCGCGAGGAAATTGCCGCCGACGAGGGCTGCCGCTACGAGATATATCTCGACAGCCTCGGCCTGCCCACGTTTGGAATAGGCGCGCTGGTGAAAGAACATGATCCAGAATACGGCCTGCCGGTTGGCACGCCTGTTTCTGAGGATCGTGTGCGCCAGCGCTTTAATCTCGATATCGCTGTGACGATTGAGGATTGTGTGCGGATATGCGGAATTTTCGATATCAACTTTAATGAGCTGGACGAGCGTTACCCTGACGCGGCTCTGGCGCTTTGCAATATGTGCTTTCAGCTCGGATACCCGAGATGCTCGAAATTCGTAAAGATGTGGGCGGCAGTATCTGAGGCGATGGAAGACCCGAAAGCGTGGCTGACAGTCGCCGCCGAGGCAGAGGACAGCCGCTGGTTTGACCAAACGCCTAACAGAGCAAAGCGAATTACAGCAAGATTTAGGGCGCTGGCAGATGGCTAAGGTTCTGCTTGAGTACAAAATTATACCTCGGTTAATGATATTCACAATGACGGTGGTTTATGTGCGCTGCATTGAGTGGGCGCTGGCTATGCCAGACTTGTCGACACAACAGGCCAGCCTGATTAGCGTGGTTACCGGGGCTATGACTGGTAGCCTAGCCGTGTTTTTAAACTCGGAGGCGAAGAAATGATTGAAGCTTTGATCGCGCCAGTGACAGGATTGCTGGACAAATTTATCGAAGACAAAGACCAGAAGAATAAACTGGCGCATGAACTGGCCACAATGGCCGACAGGCACGCGCAAGAGCTTGCCAAGGGTCAACTGGAGATCAACAAGGCTGAGGCGTCTCACAGGTCAATTTTCGTGGCTGGGTGGCGTCCCTTCGTTGGATGGACGTGCGGCGTCGCCCTGTGCTGGCACTTCGTTCTTGCGCCCTTTGTTATTTTCGCCAGCGCCTATGCTGGTGTGGCTCTGCCTGACTTGCCGACTTTTGACATGTCGTCGCTTTTAACTGTTTTGATGGGTATGCTTGGCCTCGGCGGCTTGCGTAGTTTTGAAAAGGTCAAAGGCCTAACGAAATAAGGGGGCTTTCGCCCCCTTGCTTCACTTATATAGATATTGATAGTCAAACCTGTCAGCGGTCTGCATATCCTCAAAGACGACGTTGTAGCTTTCATCGTCGATGCGCTCGACCCGCCTGACCAAGGCTGTCACCAGCCTGCCCTTGGGGCCAGTCACGCTGACTAGGTCGTCGGGTTTTAGGTGTTCTGTCTGCATGTCATCCTCCTACAAAAGTTTAAACGCTCTGGCTTTTCCGGCCACCTTCTCAGCCGCGCCACGCTCGACCAGTCCGGCCATCAGCCGGTGTACTTGGCTAAAGCTCTTGCCGGTCTTTTGCGACAGCTCATTGATAGTCGGCGTGTAGCCATACCGGCGGGTCATGCGGTCAATCAGAACCCGCAACTCCGCCTGAGCCTTTGTCAGCGGCACATCAATCATCACGCGCCTCCTTTATCGTCAGCGTGCCTTGCCGGACAGTCCGTGCGGGCTTGGCCGGTGTCGTCTTGGCCGGTTGCGCCTTGAAGTTGCGCATTGGCCACTTCACATAATAAGAGCGATTGCCGACCATCCCAACCGCCTCATCGTGGCTGCCCATACGTTCTTTCAGCATAGCCTCGGCTTCGTCGATGTCGCCCTCAGCGGCTCGCTTTGCGTCCTTGGCGTTGACAAGTTGCGCCAGCCAGTCGTTGTCTTCGCCCTCTAACGTGATTGGCGGCGCACCGTCATCGACACGAGGATATGCAGTATTGCCGTCAGCGCTGGACTGTATCGGATACCAGTCAACGTCAAACTTGCGTCGCTCAAACTCCTCGATTTCGTCCGTGATGCGCGACTGAGTTGCGGCGTTGGCTTGATACAAGAAGATGCGTAGCTCCACACCGCCGTATAAGACGCACACAGCGCCCCACGTTAGTTTGGTGGCCATCAATTGCCCCTGCAACTGTAGCGGCCCCCTGTGAGGCGCTGGGCGGTCTTCTGGCTTGCTGCTAGTGAGCTTGCTCTCTAGCACGCCGACGCCGTCAACCCAGACAGGGCCGTCAACGCAATAGATGCCCTTGGCTGGGTCTGTGGTGACTTCATGACCCAGCCCGCCGTCAGCGGTGCCGTCAAGCGACACGGCGAATGGTAGCGTGTCGTGAAAGATGGCGTCGTGTTCTAGCTGGAGGTCAGTCAGGTTGAGACGTTCAGCGGCGGTGGTGAGGATGACGCCCTCCAAGGCGTCACC